TTAATTCATTTTTAAACATATTTAAAAACAAAGCTTTTTTCTCATTACTAAACATGTGTATAAGTTCATGAATAGTTAATTTTCCTAAAAAATTATTTCCCACAAATGAAAATATGTTCGCGTTATTACTCATTAAAATATAAACTTTTCCATGCTTTCTATCATAAAATCCCATTATAGATTGACCACTCACTGGAGCAAAAACTTTCCATGCAATGAATCCTCCAAAACCTCTGGTCAAGAAGCATGGTATTATTTTATTTTTTTGAAGCAAACTTTCAAATTGAGAGAACGCTGCTTTTGTTCTGCCACATTTATCAATTGCTTTTAAGTATTGACTATTTAGGAGATCTGAACCGAATAGTGGAGACCCATCTATTTTAGCAACTGGTCTAAGTCCAACTGGAGGAGCAAATACCTCATTTAACTGATCGTTCATACTGTCTCCTTATTTATTACTATATAAACTTAGAACATCTACAAAACCACCATGGTCTGTAATATTCCGTTTAACTGCTGCCATAATTGATTCATTTGATAGTTCACCTGGTCCTTGCACATTTGAAGCAAGTGTATCAGCTAATTCCATCTGAACAGAATTAAATTCTGCGGTTCCGACTAACATTGGCGGATCATATTTTCTTACATACATAACGCATGAAGTTGCCAATGCTAAATCGTCTCGGCATCCTATATCAGCTTCAACTTTACCATTTGGTTTTGTTACTAGTCCTGTTATTTCTAATCCTAATCTTTCTGATTTAACAATCTCAGGAAATTGTGTTACGTATGAGTATAATGCATCTATCATCAATGGTCTTGTTTTTGTATTAGTTGATAGTCCTGGCAGCCAAGTCTTTTCACCTCTCCTTTCTTTGTAAACCATTGTAGCAAATTCGCTATGGTATAATTGTTCAACTACTTGATTTCCATATGAGTTCGATTCTATTACAACTAGACCTGGATATTGAGTAGCTAACACTTTTACAACCTTGACAAAATCAAGGACTTTACATTTACCCTGATATTCAGCTACTTCCTCCATTGTTTCATAGTCCCAAACTGTGATAGCTGATTTATCATTACCATGTTCTGGAGCTGTATCAACTCCCATGATATAATATCGACCTGGTAAATTGTTTGAAAACTTCCAGATTTCTCCATTATAAATTCTTAATATTTCAATCGGTTTTATTGCAGCATTCTGAACCTTCTCAACTGTCTCTGGTTCAAAGAATGATCCTTCTGCTGGTAAGAATTTTAGCTCTAATTCCTGAGCAATTTTTCTCATATCATTGTCAAATAAAAGACATTGAGTTCTATACCAATCAGGATCATTAGCTAACTCGTCAATTTGTTTCCAATGAATAACGAATGGTTCAAAAATATCATCTCTGGATACTGCTCTTTGATATCTTTCAAAATACCATTTACCAACTCCAATAGTTTTGTTTGGAGTTGATAGAACAACTGTTCCATATGGTACTTCTGCCTTTTTAGCATGCATCTGATTTGTTGATAAAGCAGGAACCATTGAAGTCCACGCCGTATCAATATGATGGACAAATGCTGCTTCGTCGATAACTAAAAAAGTAATTGCCTTACCACGAAGTGTTTTCTCTGGAGCATTTGGGTTTACGGGAGAAGCATAGACCTTACTACCGTTTGTGAGAATAAATGATTGTTCCGTTCTTTTTGCAAATCCTCTACCGAGAGGTCCTTTCGGCGGCTTCATCCAATCTGGAAGTTTTTCAATCATTCCCCTAATCGCTCTAGCAAAGTCTGTTGCTTCCTTCCCGTCTTTAGAAATAATTCCCACAACTGCATTATTGAAGAAAACCGTTAACCAGGCAGCATATGCTTGAATGATTGTTGAAATACCAATCTGTCTACTCTTCAATACCAGAACATATCTTCTTTGCTCAATAAGCTCAATTAATTCAATTTGCTTTTTGTAAGGTTTTAGATATGCGTCTTTCCCTGGTATTTCGATCAGAATATATTTCTCACAAAAATATTCAAACGTTGCCTTGCATTTGAGATATTCAGTTATAAACTCGTTGGCGATAACACCAATATCATCAGGTATAACTACTATCTCTTCTTCTTGACTTACAGCTACTTGTTGCATAATATACCTTTAGTGTTTGTTCTTAGAAGTTTAACCCGCTAAATCTATATTTCGTTGTCTTAAGGATCTAATTCTTTGTCGTCTTTTTGATGTTGCATTTGTAGAACATACTCCAGTTGATACGCCTCTAATTTCACATCTTCTTTGCTCTTCTGTTAATTGATTTATCTCATTTTGATTTTGTTCAATTTGAGATAGAACTGCTCCAGATTTCTCTTGATATGGTTTAGCTATTTCACCTGTTCTTTGAGTTACTTGTTGTGTTTCTGTTTGACCTGCTTCATTAACAACTTCAACTGTAGAGCGACTAACATTACTGTGTCTGGAAGCTCTTTGTAAAGCTCTTTCCTCTTGAGCAAGTTCTGGTAGAACAGATACATCTACTTTTGGTTTTACTATCCATCCGGCTCGTTTGTTTGTTCTTATAAGTTTCACTTGGGCAGTTGTTTCCCAATTATTTTTTCTTCTAAACCAAATGTCTGTACTCCATAATATATACTTTCCTTCCAGATCTGCATACTCAGCAGTCTTTGGTTTAAATTTTACACATTCACCGACTTTGATAAGATTTAAAACTGGAAGGTTTCTTTCAATATCAATAGTTAATGTTGATAGATCAGCAACTCTTCTTGATATTCTTGAATTAAAAATAGTTTCGTTTGTTTCATCTCCTGTATCTTGAATAAAATATCTTGTTCTTAATGCTGCGGGATCAACATCAATATTTTTATTCATATGTATGATACCATATTTTCCAGCTATATCTTTTAAGTCTTGATTAATTGTTTGTGATAGAGTATCTTTTGGTTTTACAATATGTTTGATGGTCGAACCTATCTTGGCAAATTTTGCATTGCCAGCATAATCTGTATCAACTGTAGAATATGTATAGAATGTATTATCATTTGCTGTTTCTTTTAACATAGCATCCCATTCCGTAAGAGACATATCTGTTGAGATCTGATAAATTATAAAAGCTGGATTCTTTTGCATCTTTGCTGTTAGATTTTTTATTTGAACTCTTTTATCATATTGACAAAATATGCCAGGAACTCCATCGAAAAAACCGAATCGTTGATCTAAAAAACCATCAAATGGATTTTCAGCAACTGAGTTATACTCTTTTATTATTTTATAAAAAGTAGTTGGAGGAATACAAACTTGATCAATAACTTGAGTATTTTGTCCATCAAAATCAAACTCAACTTTATCTGCTCCAACCATGGTAGCTAATTTATTTACTATTGAATTTAAATTACTACCTATAAATACATCATTTACAAGAGTATTCATAATCTTATATGATTCCCTTACGACTGTGCTTACTGAATAGTATCCTCTATCTTTTTGTTTTCCTTCTGTTAATGAATCTTTTTCGTTTAATTGAAATTTGCCTTTTGTAAACATTAAATCAAGATCAATTCTTTCACCTGGAAATTGATCCTCTCTTAATAATGTTATTGCTAGTTTTATTACTGATGTACCATATAACTGTTGAAGAATAATATCATTAGGATCTATTTCTAATACAAAGTCTACAGATTGATATGCCGTTGTAAGAGATGAAACAAAACGAACCAGAATTAAATCTCCTGTATAATCCAAATCATCAATTACAAGCTTCAAATCATATGTCCGTGTTGGAACATATGTTCGTCCACCTTTCTGTGGATCTGGTGATAATTTTTCTACCATTCGTTTTATACCCTCTTTTTATATTTTGTTCCAAAAAAATGGGCGGGTTTGAAAGGAGCATAACGGACCCGCCCATTGAAGACCAGGTTAACTTGAACCGAGCTCATTCAAGACCTGGTGCATTCTCGTTGGGATGACAAGAACGCTTTCGGCAACATTTTCAAGCATCTTCTTCATATTCAGATTCTGCTCAAAACTTGTGTATCTGACTATTGCCAAAAACACTTGCCATGCTGTTGGGGATCGACCTTGCTCTTGCATTTCATTGAGAAAGGTTGAAATTTCTTCCCTTCTCCTTTTTCCAAGAGATTGAATAACATCAAGGAGAGCCATCATATCATCTTCAGTCACTTGCTTTTGGAAGCTTTCTGTTATCATTTGAGTAATGTCTTGATTAAAGACTTCCATGTATGCGTTGACTGCTGAGGTGAGGCTGGTTGTTGATGTCTCAATATGAACTTGACGCATTTCTCCTAAGGTAAATGCAAAGGTCAAGACCTCCCTTTCATTATAGTTTGTTCCTATTCCAAAAGCTAATGATGCTGCTTTAGTTCCATTATAACTATTATTTACAATCATGACTGGAAAGATGTCTGTGAGTTCAGGAATACTATGGCTGCTTTGGATAAACATCTCAGCTCTCATTCGAGTATAGTTGGCGTCAAACAAAGCAACTTCTCTGAGAATTGGAACACCTACTTGAGTGATTGATTCTCGTACTCTTTCCAACAATGACCCATTACCCACAAACTTATACATATCAGAAACATAACCACAATATTTATAACTTATGGATTCAGGTCCTTTGGTGAAGATTCCGATTAAAGGAACAGACATATTATCTGTTTCATGTTCTGGCATTGGATCTCTACTATCACTATCATATGTTATGGTTGGTGATAGTTGTCTATATACAACTTTGCAGTATGAGTCTTCATATGAATATAATCCTTTATAAGCTTTATTAATATCAAGACCCATTTCTGCTGCTCGTTCACTAAAAGGTGTCATTATGCACCATCCTTTACAATTTTCTTTATGGCTGCCTTCAGTCTCCATTTCATCGCTTCTTGGAAGATTATCATTCGTCCATCAAAAATATGTTCCACTAATATTCTAGTTAATATATTTATAAGTTCTTTTGTGGAAACTTTTCCTGTTTTACCAGAGTGACGATTTTTAGCAACATGGACTCCATTACGATGATCAACGAATATAACAAAGTTGGCATTATGCATACGTTCTGTCAGAGTCGGACGTGTAATCTTGAATTTTTTGTTATCTATAAGAGCTTTGTCAAATTTATCTGGATCAAGCGGATCCAAAACAACGTCTGTTGCTCTTGGTCCCATAGTTATACCCTCTTCATCTTGAATCTGAGGTATATATTTCTACCATCAAATTCAAAAATTTCTTGAATTTCATCTAGACGAAATCTATTCTCTAGTTCCCAGAAGTAGGTTGCTCGAGCTGGGGTCCAAATTGAAGCATGTGGACACGATGGTTCATTCAATAGTTCGGTTGTCAAGAGAATGTTAGTTTCTTCAAATCTTTCATTTAATGGAAATTCATTTAAAATCATTCTTGCTAATATTTCATAGTTGGGAACAATAACATCAACAATTCCCCCGGAACGAATTACTGTTGACACTAAATAGATGAAATATAAAACCTTTGTAAAATCCACATGCTCAAGAAACCGATAGATACAAACTCGATCAAATGGGATAACAGTTCTCTCCATAAATTCAAATGCATCTACTTTGATATTATGCATTTCACTCTTGTGATAATCAGGGTTCCATCTAACTGCTGCCCTCTCCACTTGTTCTGGAGAATGATTTAAATAAAACATGGTGTCTATATTAACTAGAAAATATGGTTTTTCAACATCAAGCACCATACCTTTACCGGCTGCAATATTCAATATTTTTTCTGACATTATACATACTCCGTTGTTATGGATTTTGTGAATGGTTCAATATAAAATTTGAAATACCTTTGTTTGTCAATATCATCTGGGTCCATAATTTTTAGAGTTGATTCTGTAACCTCAATTTGACCGTAACCCTTTAAGTAAATATTATAACCTTTTGTAGATGGTATTCCAAAAAGGTATGGATTGTTTGATTTTAAAAAACTGTCTTTGATTTTTTGAAGGTTTATAAATATACGATTCTTATTTGAAAAACGAATCCTGCATATTTGTTCAAAGATTTTGTCCATATATGGATAACGAAATGCGACTCCTTTGATGCTAACTTTATTTTCACTATCGACTGCAATGTATGTTTTTCTATCAATAGATATTATAAAAGTCAAGTACCTTCTTCTTAAATCAAGTGGTACATGTTGAATATCCGTTATCCTTAACATCTTGGTTGTTATGATACCATCGTATTGCCTTAGAACAATTTGATCATCTTCAATTCGATTCTTTAAAATATACTCATCAATTATTGAAGCTGTTGTCGTTCGAAGAGTTGAAGTTAACCTAGGATTATCTCTCATCCGTTTTCCGATTTCAATATTTCTTTCTGTTTTGTTTTCCCTATCTATTCCTGTGAGATCCATTCCAAGTTTTTTCATGATGGTATAATGACATGCTTCAATGTCATATAGATATGCTTCTTTTAAAATTAGTTTTACATTTGGATTTATTTGCATGATAAAAGATGAACGGAGAATTATGGCACTCACTTGTCCGACTTAATAAGATGCGTCCGAAGTATACATCCAGATTCTCCGTCCAAACTCCTTTTTATGAAATGGGTGGGGATTTTATATTTAACGCCAACAGGGGCAAAACGTTGGGAACTTGTGTTGGCTCCACCAGGGACATTGCTGTCCCATCCCCACCCAAACTTTTATAGATGAGGGGCAATCACCATCCTACTGAGGAGTCTGCGCAGAAATTGATGCCTGACACCCGCTTCAAATGTGTAAATGTAGCCCCTCACCTGGTACCCTATGCTAATGTGTCGATGATCACATTGTCAATCTGAAGATGATGATTGATGTCTGTGATGGTCGACTGTTTCTCAAGTAACCACGCCATAGCATCCTGGATCGTGTTCATATCTCCAACGTCTTTGGAGATTTGTTTATACCGAAGTTGTAGAGCTTCGGCGTCCAAAGGCGATCCAATCTTTCCTGCAATCACTTCGGCATCCGGTGCAGCTGGAACTTCCATTTCTTCGTCTTTCTTCTTAACTCTTACGATGGCATATGGAATTGGCGCTCCGGAAATATCCTGGCAAAATGTTACAATCAGGCTGGTTCTGACGCCATAACATTTGATGAGTATTTCATCACCATAATCATATTGAATCTGGAAACCATTATTATAAATTTCCATGCATTTGGCAGGTAGATCCAAAACTGGATAAACATCTGCATTCTCAAACACTCTGAGATTCCGAGGATCTTCAGCGTCTTCATCTTCTGTTGTTTTTGGTTCACCAGTTTTGACTGCCATGATCAAAGTCTTGTCCTCATCAACTCCGCGGATAGCAACTTTAACTTCATTAATATTGTCAAACTTATCAGACTCTCTTTCAAACCAGGTTGAAAGAGGCATGATGCCAATAGCAGGAACTGAAGGTGCCACTTCTGTTTCATCAGCGGCAGCTGTTACTTCTGTTTCTTCCTCAGTTGGAAGGTCGAGATCAGCTTCTTCAAACATTACAGGGCCAGATTGTACTGTGTCATCTTTTACCATTTCAGTTAAATTTTCATTCATGACTTACTAATTCTCCTTTGATGTCTAGTGTCTAGTACTACGTTAGATCCACTTCTTTGCATCTACTTCTGGATTTTCTCTCCACTTGCTGGCGTCAATTTCTGTATATGTTTCAAGTGCGGCCCCTGCTAGAGCCATGATTTTAATAACCTCTTCATACGCCTTTACTGGTGCAGATCCATACTTAGTTCCTTCACAATCTCCCATCTCTCTGCATCCCTTTAACCAGGGAGGTAATTCGTTATCCCATTTTTCAGTATATGCCTGAATTGCTTTATCAATATACTGCTTCAAGAATATAAGAAAACTTGGGAATGATAATTCTGGGAGATCTTTATAGTCTCCAAATACTGATTTTTCATAGCCTCTCTCTTTTAGAAAGAGTTCAATTATTTCATTTTTGGTCATGCCAATAACCTCTCAATGTAGTCTCTATTTTTAATCAACTTATGCTTGTGCTCTGGCATGTATTCCAATACTAGATCGCCTTCCCATTTGTATCTATATTTCAGATCCCTTACGAAAGCAACTAAATTGAATATTCCTCTGGAATCATTGAATGGAAGATGCTTCCCTATCTTTCTATCGTTCGATTGATTAGATAGATGGATAACAGATGTGTGTCTTAAGAGAGTTCCCATTATCATATGATTCATCCATATCTCTTCAATGTGACTTGTGTCAATGACCATTTTTAATGACTCTGGATAATGGATACACCATTCCATAATATCTAAAGGAGTTCTTATTGCTTTTTTATTTCTAAATGGAAATGTTTCAAGGAGAAGTTGTATTCCTTCTGTTTCCCATTGTAGAAAATTATATATGAATGCTTGTATCTGTTTGTTTGGATGTACTACATATTTTATACATCCAAATTCATTAAAACAAAACTTCATTAATTCAATAATATCTGAAAAACTCTTTCTTAATGTATCTAGTGGAAGATGAACTACTTTAACTTGTGTATGTTTTCTGCTTATAGCTTTAGAAATATCTTCTTTCATTCCCATAAACAGATCATATTTGTAAATTGCTAACTGAATCTTTTGTGGAATATTATCCAGTGCATATCTGTTCTCTTCTCCAAAACCACATGAGATTGAAACATTAATTACTGGATTGCCATCTGCGTCCATTATAAATATCTCCTTCCATCAAAACCTGCCGGCATACCTTTCCAGTTGATTGCAATAGCTTCAGATGTATGAATGGATTCTTCATGAATACACTTTACAATCCAGTCATATATTTCGGCTCGACTATTTAGAGTTTTAGAAATCTTTCTAATTGCATCTTCTACAAACATTGGGTTATCAGCTGCAATACGAGCAATTTCTTGTTCATCAACTCTTTTTATTATTGGATAGGGAAGGGTAACTAACTCAGCTTCAACTGCTTCAATAATATCTTCTAACCAAACGTAATGTTTATCTGTCACTTCAACAACGATTTCCGCAAATGATCTTTGATTGTGAGGATATCCATTTAGCTCATGTTCAACCAAATGTTCACACAGTTCTGCTGAACAAGGACAGTAAGATGCGTACTGAATTATAACTCCTTGAAAGAATCTGAAAAAGTCATACTTTGTTCCATCTGAAAGATCGCTGAAGTCCTCTCGATGATCTAATTGTCCTTCAAATTTACATTTATAATAAATGGGAAATTGGTTGTCTGATAAAATTGATTTTCGATTTATTGGCATACGAAATTCAAATTTCATATATGCTGAATCGGTTTCGAGATTCTTTTGCAAATCAGAAAGAATCTGATTTATTAGTTTATGCTTTAACGGCAAGTCAAGATATGGTTTTAAAGTTAACAACAATCTCGACATTGAGATCCCTTTTATCTTTTCATCCAAGTTGGTTCTCATAGATACATTTGCAATGAGTTCATGAAAACCACCATACTTAGATTCCAATCTAAAAGGGACCTCGACATTCTCAACTCCAACCTGCATAATGGGGATTTGGATATCTGGGATTGAACATTGAACATCGGGCAAAATCATTTTATTCCCCCTATAATACTAAATCCTTCGGATCAAATAAGATTGGTTCTGTTGGCATAGAGACCGAAGGTTTATCTTTTTCTTCTTTCAACTGAACCTCTGTTTCTCTTAGATGTGCCAGAGGTCTTTGACTATCGCTTTTTTTTACATGCATTTTTATAATAGGACTCCTCGATGTATAATAAAAACCACTGTTATAAGTACTTGAAGTTGAACTAGTGTTATCACTTAACCAGCTGTTCATTTGTGGTTTACTCCTATGACTGTTAGATAAGAGTTTAACAACTTTACGGATTCCGGAACTGTATCTAAATCTTTGGTATCTTCAATTAAATTTGATCCGATAAAATTTCGTATATAACTATTCTTTAAATCAATACAATCGGATTTGGTTGTCAAAAACTCGAATAGATTAGATGGGGCATCATGTCCAATTAGACATGCTGTTTCCATTTCACCACATCGTTGACCGCCCTTATTCTTTCGACCACCAAGAGGTTGTAGAGTTCGTCTTGCATATGCTCCAATACCTCTGGCAGCTAACTTCTCTTCAGCAATATGAACCATCCTGAAGAAATAAATATATCCAACTGCGATTTCATTTTTTAATTTAACTTGAGATAAAGGATCAAAAAGCACTGATGTAAAAGATGCACCTGTATATTCCATTGCTTTTTGTAGATCCTCTAACTTGCAAGATTCAAATGGAGGTTGAATAATTGTGAAATCATCAATAAACTCTTTCGTTATAGTTTTTGGTATCGTTTTTTCTAACTGATCATAATACCATCCACCATTTGTCTTGTCAATAATTTTAATAAATTCTAAAAGGTATTTTTTAACTTCATCCTGATTGACTATCAGTTTTAACATATTAGTTTTCAACGTTTGAAGGGCAAATGCAAGATGCATTTCATAGAGTTGACCAAAGTTCATTCGGGAAATAATTCCTAATGGATTTATGCAAATATCAAGATGTCTTCCATCAGAGAGTTGAGGCATTTTTTCATGTGGAACGATTCGAGAAATCACCCCTTTATTTCCATGCCTGTTTGCAACCTTATCTCCAACTTTAATTTTTCTAAAATGAACTCCTGCTATTTCTACTTTGACTCCATTAACTCTTTCACGTTTACTTTTATATTTTCCCGTAAACGAAAATTTATCAAGGCCTCTGTCTTTAATGAATTTCGTTGCTTTATCCTTTGATAAATGCCTCTTCAGAACTTTTTGTAGATCATTTTCTGAATCGGATTGTTCCTGTAATTTTTTCTCCATCCAACGTTTGTATTCCGGAACTTCCTGGTTCCACTCATTCGCAAATAGATTAACTTCAGATATGATGAAATTTTTTCTTGCCAGCAATTCAATTGGTTCAGAAAATACTGAGTAATATTCATCAGAATTTAATTTCTTTAGAATTGCATATGGATCGCCTGCGTTGATAACATCTAGTACTTCAGGAAGCGGATCATATTCATTATCTTTTAATGATAACAAAACTTTATCTGGAGTTAATGAAAACGATAGATCTTTGAAATGAACGGATGTTAATGTATCGTCATTTACCAACTTGTCTGAAATTACAATTCCATCCTCATAGTTGTCTCCATAATATACCATAACGCCAGTTAATAAATTTCGACCGATGTTAATGTTACCATCTTTACAGAAGTTGCTTTCAGCTAAAATATCTCCTGCTTTAAATTTATCTCCTGGTTTTACATAGACATTCATAAAGTCCAAATGTTCGACATAAATTTTTCGATAGCTAACATCGAAAATATCTGGTTCTCCGTCTGTATATGCGACGATGATATAATTTCTATCTATGAAAATTACTTCTCCATCTTTCTTTGCTTGCTTGACAAATTGGGTATGTTGAGTAAATAAACCTTCACAACCAGAACTAATCAAAGGAGTATCAAACTCTTTTAACATAATTGCCTGACGCATTTGTGATGCTGCCATTTGCAATCTTGTTTGATCATCATGCTTTAAAAATGGAGTCATAGAAACTGGAATTGAAATTGGCTGTTTGTCTGTAATTTCATCTGTGAATTTTAGATTCTCATCGAGAAAAACATTCGGAACGAGATTTTGTAATACTCCGCAGTTATCTCTATCTGGTGTATCGACTGGACAAATACGACCAAACATAGTAGGACAGATATCGCGTAAATGCTTCGGAATGTTTTCTCTTTTAAACCCACCAGGACCAAGAAGACTAGTCCTTGAAAGCTTTGTCAATTCTTCAACTGGATTGATTGAGAAGTCGAATTGAACAATATCAGATACATTACATTCCGAAAGTATTTGTGTCGAATTTATGTTGAACTTCGGTTGCCTTGCTGTTCGATTTGAAAAACACAAATCAAAAATAATCTTTGAGATTTTTGATACAACCATATACTCAAAGCATCTTATCCTTTTGTTTGTGAATATAGTATCATCAATATCTCTTATTTTTAAAGCTTCTACCAATTCATCTAAGATGGTATCGGTTGTCAGAAACCTTGCTGTTAAGATATCTACTTTTGGGATAAGATCGAGAGCGTATAATATATCTTCGCCCTTTGACTTTTGATTAAATCGAGAATAAGTTCTCCCAATTTCAACGATGAAATCATCTTGGGTGTGACCCTTTGACTCTATATGGTATGCATTTAAATCAGTCCTTAACAATTCATATGGAGACTCATCCCTAATATCAATTTTTTGGTTGAGTTCAAACTTTTCAAAAACCTGTTCTTGACCGTAGTATCCAAACAGAAGCAATGATAAAGCAATCTTTCTTCCCATGAAACTGACTTGAACTCTCGGAATCTCTTTTTCAATGGTCACAATAATTGTTGCTACATTAGTTCTTAACTTTATACTTTCACCCCTTGTTACGATAGGGATGTCAAATAATTGAAACAAGGGAATCTTCTTTCTTCCATTGACAAATATATAGTTATTATCTATCAACTTTGGAATGAATATTGACAAGTCAATATTAGATTGACCCTTTTGCATTTTTATTGACAAGGTTTGTTTTAATGTCCTTGACAATTCTCCTGATGAAAATCTTGATTCTTTGAGATCAACTTCATTGATCTGAAAACCAATGTCTTCAACTGGTTGGACTATTTGCTTTACTAACTCTAAAATGCCTCCATAGTCTTTCTTTCGAATCGTGAAGATGTTATCATCTTCTCTTTGAATTTTAAACGTTGGGTTTATTATCTTCAATATTAGTAACCTCCGAATAGTGATCCCTTAGAATTTTTATTAGGGCTTCATCTTCTATATAATAAAAATCTTCTGTAAATTCAGCAGTATACAAATTACCTATTAATTGACCTAAACGAAGATCTGGATATGAACTCCAAATAGATTTTAATTCATTCAGGATTTTTGGGATTCTTTTTGGGTCTCTCATGTTATCTTTTCTCCCTTAAGAATTTTATCCATAACTCCAGAATATTTTCCTTCATATAATATTCCTTGTAAGATGGATCTTTTGGGATTTGAAAACGCCATAGCTAATATCCAACTCTCCTGATTTGGAGCAGATTGAATACTATAATAATCTGGTTTGGTCGTACTTCGATCCTCAAGCAGTCTCCACTTTCGGTAACTTTTCCACATGAGCTGAGCGACAACACACTCAAAATGAACATGATATATATCTTTATCATAAACATCGAACAACTCAGAAACTATATCGACGTATGTTTTTCCCTTAAATTTATGCAGTAGTTCTGAAACCGATGCAAGATCCCCAATAATATCTTCTTGTTTCATTGAAGAACCTTCTTCCTGACCCTTTATCATTGCTGAACCAGATGTGTGAAATGTTCTCAATACTAACTGAGTCCCTCTTTCACCAAGGGTTTGAGCTGCAATGATTCCAATGAATCTACTATTTAACTTTTTGTGTAGATCGCCATAACATCGACGACATACTTTCGGACTCTTACAAAGAATTGGACTACGAATCATTATCTCTTTTCCAATTATGTCTTTGAAATTATCCTTCGTAATTTTGTATAAATCTTTCCCATCGTCAGAAAGAGCGTATCTGTTTATTAACATTCTTGCTTTTCTTTGAGAAGTAACATCAACTGGTAATAAATCTGTTGTGCCACAATCTTCCAATTCTTCATGAATCTGTAAGTTAGCACATGTGAAAATTAATTTTCGTGAGAGATACCCAGATGTACCTGTATTCAATGCAACATCTAGTAATCCTTTTCTACAACCGTATGTTGAATAGAAAAATTCTTGTTGATTTAATCCTTCTAACAAAGAATTCTTAATTGGGTGTGGTAATATTTCTCCATCAAAATTAGAGATAAATCCTCTTGAGAGAACCAACTGTCTAACTTGATCCCAACTACCTCTTGCTCCTGATTCAATCATATAAGAATATTTGAAGTTTTCTTTTAACATATCTGTAACATCGGGTTTCGACAGAGCGATTAATTGTTGTCTAACTTCTCCTTCAGCAGCAAATATACCATTCTTAAGTTCTGCTGCTCCTTCTACAATACATTGATCTAATGATAGAGTACACCCAGATAAAGTTGCATGCTTGAAACCCATCTTTTTAATGTTATCTAAAATGACTGCAACATCAACATCCTGATAAGTATCTTTAATATCATTTAGAATAGTCAATAATTTTGTTTTGTCAACAAGCTCCTTTACATCAGGATAATCGTGAGGCAAACAACTATTGAACTCTTCTCTACCCCAGTCAAATGCTGTAGCATAATATATTCCAAGAATAATATCCTGACTTGGAGTCGTTGTAAGACTTTCATTTGCAGGACTATTTAAATTCTTTGTAACAAATATTTTGTCACGAATCTCTTGTTTTGCTTCTTCAGTTATTGGAATATAGACTGCCATTTGATCTCCATCAAAGTCTGCGTTGAATGGAGGACATACCAATGGATGAATCTTAATTACTTGATCCAGAGTCACTTTGATATTGAATCCCAGCATTCCTAATCTATGTAAAGATGGTTGTCTATTTAAAATACAAACTTCATTTTTTGTTAGCTCTACACAAATTTTAAATAATACTGGAGATTGACTATCAATACATTCGTCAACAAAATCTATCGCTTTATTCAAGAGTTTGAATTTTCCCATCTCAAGGATTCGTTTAGCGATGGGCAATTTAAAGATTTCAAGGACCATAAGATAAGGGAGTTTGCACTGGTCCAATCTTAAAGTTGGATCCGGTGTGATTACAGCTCTACCAGAGAAATCAATTCTTTTTCCTAAAATGTTTCCTCTGATTAATCCTTCCTTCTTTGCCATCTTTTCAAGGATTCGACTGTACAACTCACTTACATCATTTTGTAACTGTTTGAAATAAGTGTAGTAAAGATTTTTATCTCTTTGAATATCAATGACCGTATCTTTCATTATCTCTTTCTTAGTGAGTATTTGAATATAATAGCGATTGATTTTATCCATGAGATCTTTACCACTGCCAGAGCTTTTAGATGTTGGTCTTAAGTCAGGGGGTAATACAATAATTTGATTGATAAGAAGACTGTCTAAATTATCTCTAACAATTTCCCATTCCTTAATTCCATCTGCAACCATATCAGCGGTTAAAGTTTGAACTAAAACCATGATTGCTTGAACTCTTTCCCATGTATTAATTCCTTGTGGAATCGTTTCGGGATTAAGGGTTACAATCATATCGCCGTCAGCAAGATATAAAACACTCTTATCATTTTTCATTAAATCATCAAGAGCGTTCTTCAAACTACGGCCCCCAAGTTCTACCAGAAGATCATAAAATAATGGGTTGACAACTGGAATTGGCAATACTATTTTTGCGAATCTTTTTCTTCGTTCATCGCTATTTACAATATCAACCTTACAGTCATTACACGTGCCTCCTGATTTTGAAGGCCCGTGATATACTCCACACTGGCATGTGTAATTTCTAACTGGTCCAAAGATTTGCTCGGAGAATAATCCGTTTGAATGAAACTTCTTTTTTCCAAATGTTTTTAAAGAGGTTACTTCCTCTAATGGTTCACAAAATTTATGATAATCTAAAATCTTTGGCATTAGTTACTCCTCCGTTCTGCATGTTTCCATAAGAAATAAACCCACTGAGTACAAGTGAGTTTTTACTTTTTTAGAGATCATCTTATCTATGTCAGGCATCATTTCTTTAACAATTATTTGAACATCTTCGACTGCTAGATTAATTTCTCTTTCCTCAATAACCTTTTCAACTATCGCTTCAATGTGATCTTCTAAAGGTCTGGTTTCATGTGTTTTTTTAAGTTTTGCTTTTGACATTGCTTCCCACCTTATCTTTTAATTTCTTACCTACAATATCGAGAATCTCATTAAGACTCTCAGCTCCTTGTTTTAGTAAAGCATCAAACATGGCTTGAGAACCTTGTTTAGCAACTTGAGTAACGCCGTCGATAGTTTCAGTAAGTTTATCTTTCATTATGTCACATGTTTCGTCTAGCTTTTTGCCTGCCATTTCATACCTCTTGTTTTTGATATTGGATTTCATTCCATGGGGTAAAATAGCAATTGTTTAAGTTGTATTGACTTAAAATAGTTTCAAGGAATTGTTTCGTTTTAGAATTAAATGGTATCTTTCTTAACTCATTTGGAAGGCAAAACTCCCCAGTGCCAGGTTGAGCATTTGGGTGTTTACCATTTATATGAACATCGTCTATCCTTCCATCCATTAATGTAATTTTATATCCTTTGATAAAGTACTCATATGGATAATCTATTATTTGATAAATATCCCCATTGTGAATGATTTTTTGTGGAGCGATTGGTTTTCGAATTTTGACTGTTTTAGATTCCATTATGCTGCTCCTGTCTCAGGAATCAATTCAACTAAAATTTGATTATATTCTTTTGTATAAGAAACCACATAATTTTTAAATTCACATGGCAATCTTGTTACAGAATTTAAATTGGCAACTAAATCAGTTCCATTTTTTAATGAACCCATTGGTATTATTGTTTGAGACATTGGTAGAGATTTACTGCCAACCACAACATTTAAATCATGCCTTTTATTTAAGGCAAGAATGGGAATAATTTTATCTGGCAGGTTAACAAATTTATCTCTTGAACTATCTTCATATAAAACATCATAGTGGCATTTGTCAATTTTTTTTACATAATCTAATTCATATTTTTGAACAGATTTTAAGGTAATCAATGACTTAATTGTTCCACTATGTAAAATCATTGCAACTGTCATAGATGCAAAACGTAAATCATTGCTTGATAGAGTTTCTATATATTTGCCATATAGTTGTTCTTGATACTGAACATTTTTTCTACAATCAACAATAAGATATCTTGATGAGATGTATAACCTAGCATCAATATATGAACCTCTATTATATGTGCTATCACGACAATCTAAAACTAGATCCGTAATTGGTAAATAGGAATGATCTTTTATTTCATCGAATTTTATTTGATATGTGTCAACTTCAATGTTAGTTATTATATCTTTTAATGCATCGACCTTTGGAAGGTCAACATCAATTTGTCTGTATATTGAATTTGATAGATTCTTTACCTCAACTATATCGTGGTCTACAACAACTAATTTCTCAAGTCCTTCAAGTTTTGAGATAGATTCAGCAACGAATCCTCCCAAAGTTCCAATTCCGATTATTGTGACACTTCGATATACCACCACGCTTATAGTTCTCCTTTCGATATAGTGGGGGAGTGTGAACTCCCCCTTTTGGCCTTATTTTAAATTACTGTGCTAACGCTTCCACACTCATTCTGGGAGCGCTTTGCTCTTTCAACAAAAGGGCTTCTTCTTGCCCTGCTGGGTTTGGCCGGTATTGCGATTTGTATTTATAGATCTTGCTGGCGACCCTTATCGGGTAACTTAGAGGCAGCTGGAAAGCGTATCTAGATGAATACTTTCCGTTTCCTTTGGTCACCATAATGTCTATGCTGGGATCGATTGTAAGGATCTCCGGAATTTTTTCAGTGAAGTCTGCTTCATCTTCCGGAGTTTTACACTTAATCTCTCGTCTGGTGGTTTCAAAATCTCTTGCTCCTGCATTGATTTTTTCACCATTTTCTTTTCGTACGAGAGCTTTCATTGCTCGACCGAATGAGCGATGCTTTCCCGTCTTCCTACGATAGACATCTTTGACCGAACAGATTGAAACACCTCTGGCTACAATCTGTTGTTTTTCAGTGTTGATGAATAAGCATGTAGTAAATGCATTATTCAAAACCGGAGTGCCTCTATAATAGAACGCAACTCTATCTACGCCATGTTCGAGAAATATTGTTTCAATATTCGGATTCATCGTCAAACCCCTTCGTTGTTGGGGGGAGCCCCAAATGGAGCTCCCACCTTGGTTTCTATCCTTTCCGTCCGGCGGATTTCAGGAATTCAAGACGATCACCAGACTTCAGAACATAACTGGCGTCCACCTCTTTTCCATTGATCAGACCGGTTGAAAGACGATCCACATTCAGGACCTCTCTCAGGAATTCCCCAACCTCGCGTACTGTTTTTCCTACAACGGGGAAGTCGCCGGAAGATGCACCACATGAAACCTGGATGGTTGTGGTGGTTTTGCCTCCAAATGCAGCACCGGGATTGGAAAGAACGGAACTCCCGGTGAAGTTAAGACCCTGGATGGGGCCGGACGCTTTCGCTTTAGGGGCGACTGCAGATCCTCCATCCTGAGATGCGATAATGGCATCAACTACGGCGTCCTTGGGTTGTTTGCTGAGACCAGACAGACCCAGTTGATTGAATGCCATTTTCTTCAGTCCTTTAGCTGTCATGCTATTCAGATCTTCACGTGA